TAACCAATAGAAATTATTTGGCTGTGTCGTATCATCGTGGTTTGGCCGCCTACAACAGCAACCCTGAAAGCGTCAGACCCAGTGTCTCCAGTGCCGCACAGTGGGCCATGGGGCGCGTTAATGGACTGCTCTATGCACTGAGAACAGGCAAGTTTCGACGCAGGCCCTATGACACTGATCTGCTCCCAGAAGAACACCCATTGAAAGATGCAGAAGACGACAAAGAGCAGAAGCATTTGATTTTTGGCTGGAAAGATTTGGATCTTGCACCCAAAGACCAAGACTGGGGATTTACAAAAAGAGAAGCCAGAAAGATTCTTGGCGATGATGTGGATATGGATCGATACGCCAAAGCGTTCCTATTTGTCAATCGTGGTGGAGAGAACAATCCGGCATCCTACAGACTGCCCATTGCCAAGATGATTGATGGTGATCTCAAGCTGGTCTTTAGAGGTGTGATCGCTGCGGGCTCTGCTGTGCGTGGGGAGCCCAAATTCGGTGCGGGCTATTACAATCTCAGTGGAGCTACACAAAGAGACAAAGAAAGGCTGTATGAGCAGATTGAGGATCTCTACTCTCGATTTGGTGAGGAGGCCCCAGCTGCACCATGGAGCAAAGAAGACAAAGCAGAAGAGCCAACCAACTTTCCAAAGCAAGGTGATAACAAAAAGATCAGTCTACGAAACAGCCAGTATCGAGCGTTTGATGTGGACTTTGCTGAGGATCTCAAAGAGAACTGGCCTGATATATGGAAAAGAGGTGGCAATATAGAAGGGAACAACCAGTACAGAAGATTGCTGCCCATTGTCAAACGATCAGACAAGAGCGCCCAAACCGATACAGAAGAGATGGCAATCAAGAAAAGAGAAGCATGGGCCGCGCGTCACCTAGAAGATTTTAGGCTGGCGGGCACAGTAGCCCAGATCAAATGGTTTGTCATTGGCTCCAAAGGTGAATCCTACATGAAAAAACTGATCAATGATGAAAAGAAGAGGCTATCCAGCAAAGAGCACAGAAAAGCACAATGGCTCAAGTGGGTAGAAAGGAGGCATGCACCAGCAGAGCGCAAACTACAAGACTCGATCTATGCATATCTACAAGGAGCAAAGAACCGATACAAAAAGAGGCTCAGAGAGTTTGTCAATGCACAGAAGATGCAAGGCCAATACATCGCAAAATCTGTTTTGTCGTGGTCTGATCTCTTGGCCGTGGGTGATGAAGTGAACAGAATCATCCAGCAGTTTGGGCCGGACTGGTTGGCAGTGTGGACGCTATCCGGAAATGAAGAGCTCGATAGAGTGTACAGAAGAGCGGGCAAAACACGCCCATTGGATCTGGTTTTCGGAGAAAGACCCATTGCTCAAAACATGATTGATTTGGCCGCGTTTGAGATGACCCAGACCACAGCACGATCTGTAAAGGGTATCATTGAGCAGGGTCTATTGGCTGGCTCTTCTGTTCGTGGTATTGCGATCGCGCTGGACAATGCACAGAGCTTTGGCATCGCGCGCTCCAGAACCATCGCCAGAACAGAAGCAACAAAGGCGATCAACCTTGCCACAAACCAGTCATATCAGACTGCAGCCAATGAAGGGATACGGATTCGCAAAGAGTGGCTGTCCTCCAGAGATGACAAAGTCAGAGATACACACGTTGAGTTAGATGGTCAAGTGGTTGGAGTGAATGAAGATTTTGTGGTGCCATCCAATGGCGAGAAAGGGGAGAGTCCTGGATCGTTTGAGTCTCCAGCAGAGTCAATCAATTGCAGGTGCACAATCATACCAGTGATTGAGTAAAAACAACAAAACCCGCTCAAAGGCGGGTCTGTTTGGTTGTTGTTGTGATTCTTAGAAGTGTCTTGATTCCTTCCAACGTCTTCCGTACCATTCTATTTCTTCGATCGCCTCTTCATGTGTGTCGAATCCTTGCAAGTCCTCACCTGCGTATCTTACAACAAACCAAGTCTCGTTTTTTAGAGTGCATTTTTTAATTTCATATACTCTGACTTCTCCATATACGATAACTCTTTTGTAATCGATAACTCTTGATTTTACTTTTCTTTCGTAACCCATTTTGTTTTCCTTTGTTTTGTTGTTTGGTAATATGAGTATAACACAAGGTATTACCTTGTAAAGAATTATTTTAAAATATTTTTATTTATTTGCTATATTGGTATGCATGAACCTGAGAGAAGATATGACAAGCTTAATAATTGCAGCCGTGATCGGGCTGGCTGTGGGTGTGGGTGGTACGATCGGTATACAACAGGCCACAAAGCCCAAAGAGGAGCCAAAGCCATTGGTGGTGGCTGTGGGTGGTGATGAGGTTGCCAAAGGTCAAACAGAAGTACAAAAAGAATTGATCGATCTTGACTTGCTGGTGGAGCCATGCAGCAAAGACTTTATTGAATCCAAAGATGAGCTTCTCTGTAGAGAGATGTTTTGCAGAATGCAACAACGCGGCATCGATGCGGCAACGTCACAGCAGGACTGCTCAGAGATCAGCAATGTAGCGAACACCAAAGCTATCCAGAGTGCCTGTGAGGTGTTCAAAGATGAAGAGCGCGCTGAATGTACAGAGCTATTCTTTAAAAGAAAATAAATTATTACAATTCTTGTTATACTTGTAATTCTTATAATTCTTGCAATTGTTATATTTTGGCTGTATAAAGAAGTAGTGGAGTAGCTATGCAATACAAGTCTATTGACGCTGAAATAGTAAAGGGCGCAGAGGGCGAGAGAAAGGATCTTGTTTCTTTCATTGCCTCTACTGCCAGCCCAGACCGGTATGGTGATGTTATCAATCAGAAGGGCTGGTCTTTGGCGAAGTATCGAAAGAATCCGGTCATACTGCTCAATCACAATGCCAATCAGCTGCCGATCGGGCGTGGTGAAGTGGATGTGATTGACGGCAAACTCATGGTGGATATTGAATTTGATATGGAAGATCCAATCGGTGCAGAGGTGGCGCGCAAAACCAAAGACGGTTTTATGAGTGCGGTATCTGTGGGTTTCAATCCAATCGAGAGTACACCCAGATCGATGCTATCCAAAGACAATCCATACTATGCGCCCAGAGGCGAATACTTTGAGCGCGCTGAACTCTTAGAAATATCGATTGTTACAATTCCAGCCAACGGAGAAGCTGTGGCAGCAAAATCATTAAACATCAAAGAGATGGTGCGCGCTGAGCTCGCCTCTCTTCTCAAGTCACACAGCATCAAAGAGCTCATACAAAAAGACACTGTAGAGATCGAAGCCCCAGAAGGTCACCACTGGATGGACTACGAAGGTGGGCCAGTGCTCATGGTTGGCGAGGATGCCGATCATGCTGGTGGTTCTAAAACATTCCGCTTTGAGGTTATCGAGGAACATGACCCAGACCGAATGAAGCGCAAAGAGCCAAAGGAGCCAGAAGAACAGGATGCCCATCACGATGATGACAAAGACGATATGTCCTATCACGACGATGACAAAGACGACATGTCGTATCACGACGAAGATTCCGAGGACTCTGAGGACAAAGAGATGGACGATGACAAAGACAAAGAGAAACACTTTTTAACAACCATTGAGCGTGAATTTTATGCGCTCTTCACCAATGAGGAAAAATAGCGATGAGTAGTAACGATCGTGCAATGGTCGCAGAAGCTAAGAAGATTCTAGAGGGGATTCGCACCCACCAGAAAAACTCTGAGCAGAAGCTAAGCCAATTTGAGAAACAAGTTGATGATCTGAAAAAGGCACAACGATTGATCCAAGAATCACAGACAGTGATCCGTGATTTTGATCACGCCAACAAAGATGAGCGCGAATTGCGCCACTTTGTAGATACAGAGGGCGTGCGCTGGAAGAGCAAGAACATAGACGTTGCTGTGACCGGACGGGGCACAATTAAGACTTCTGTAGAAGGTCTTCTGGATGCTTCTGAGCCTGTGAATCAATGGCATGCGGATCTCATCAAGATGAATCGTGATCGTGCATTTACTCGAATGCTGATGTCCACACCACACACACCAAAGAGCGATCTCAAGCTTTGGAAGCATCTCCAGAAAGCACCAAGATTTATGAAGTCAGCGATCCAAAAAGCGTTCAATGACTCCGCAGGTGTCGGGTCGGAGTGGATTCCGGATCAATTTGCTTCTGAGCTTTACTACAACTTGGAAGATCAAATCCAACTGCCCAGAGTTGTTGCTGATAATATGCAGCGTCAAGCAGTAGAGCGAAACACAATCTTGGTTCCTAGAATGTCCCGTGGTGGCCGTCCTTATTTGAAGGGAACCGTTACCAGTGACAATCCTGCACAATTCACGCCATCAACTGTATCCACAAGCCAAAAATCCATCACAATGACTGGTATGGCTTCTCGTTATGTGATTGATGATCAGGCCGCTGAAGATTCTGCTGTTTTGGCGATTCCAACATTGCAACGTCAGATCGTTATGGATTTGAATGATGCGATGGAAGATGCACTCTTGAATGGTGACTCTGCGAATCCACACCAAGACGACATAGCCAACTGGAATCTGAGAGATCGATGGGGTACAAGCCCAGCACTTGGCGGATCGAGCGATCATAGACGCGGATTTGTGGGGCTGCGCGCAGCTGCATTGGATCGCAACTGCTCTGACGATCAGGGTGCAGTAGCATACACGTTTGCGCATTTCTTGGAAGCTCGCTCTGCTTTGGGTGAGATTGGAATGATGGATCTTATATGCATCACTTCTCCAGAGATGATCATTAAGCATCTTCTTGGACTGGAGCAGGTTGTAACCCTTGAGAAGTTTGGCCCACAGGCCACAATAAAAACTGGACAGCTTGCATCTTTGGCAGGTATCCCCATAATTGCATCGCGTTTCATGGGTGCGGATCTTCACTCAGATGGTCTGTACAACAATGTAAACAAAGATAAGACTGGTCTTCTCTTGGTACACACAAACTCATGGCGCATCTTCGAGCGCAGAGGTATTCTTGTCGAGTCTCAACGCAAGATCGATGTCGGAGCCACTGAGCTTGTCGCTACTCGCAGAGCCACACTCGACACACTTGATTTGGATGCAACAAAGAATGTTTGCTATCAGTTCAACATCACCAGCTAATAGAGGATTGAAAAAATGGAATTACCTTTTTATATACAAGTCAATGCAGATAAGGCAGCCAGTTCAAATCAGTATCTGACTACATATCGCAAAATGACACTCAAGAAGTTGTACTTTGTTGCGGATTTTTCAATCTCTGCGCATGCGTCCAACCATTGCAAGATAGATATCTACAATGGATCCACAAAGATCGCTTTGCGGCACTTTGATAGCTCTGGTGGATCTTCCATTACTGGTGGTGTATCTGAATCTTTGGCTCTTTCTGGTGGTGAAGCTTTGGATTTTTCCGAACTTGGAGAGCTCAAGATCGAATACACGCAGACAAATTCCGGCATGGATGTTCGTGGTGGTCTTGTTGCTGTCTTTGAGCCAAGAAGAGAAGTCTAGTCTATGGCGATGGTTTCTGCTGCAACGCTTAAAACATACCTTCCAGAGATTACGGGGACTAGTGCTGACACTGATCTCTCTAATCTCTTGGAACGTGTGGAATGTGCGATCGCTCGTTATTTTGGCTGGGTAAAGCCGGACGCATCGAGCGATCCACAGCTATTGGCGGCAACCTATACATTTTTTTTAAATGGGCCTACGTTTGGGAATGTAGCTGTTTTACAGCTACCCATCCGGCCCGTAAACTCAATCACTTCCATACACAGTGATGTCAATCGCCAGTACACAAGTGATACACAATTATCCGCAGATGATTTTGAGCTTGATTCTTTGCTGGGTCAAGCCATCTTAGATCCAGTCAATGCCAGCGATGGATTTGATCGTGCGTTTCGAGCGATCAAGGTTGTTGCAAACTGTGGCTATACCACACTGCCAGCGGACTTGGAACATGCTATTTGTGTGTGGGCCAGCCAACTGCATCGAAACAAAGCGACGCAGGGCAAAGACTCGATAACACAAAGAGCAGCCACTGTGAGTATATCGCCAAAACAGATGCCCAGAGAAGTCAAACAGTTTCTTGCTCCGTTTAGAGCACCCCAGCAGATTATGTGATTGCCATGCCAAAGCAATTGACATTTGATGGTTTTATAAACAGAGTAGACAAAGCTGATCGTAGGCTCTTAGAGGAGCTAAGAAAGAAGCTTACAGTTGTTGCCTTGAGGGCTGAACGTGGCGCAAAGAGAAGGGCTACATTTTATCCAAAGGTGCGGACGGGCCGTCTGCGCTCTTCTATAACTGGTCTTGTGGATGCAAAGGATGGAAATCCCCGTGCTTTGCTGCGCGCCGGTGGCAATAGTGGCGGCGCGCCGGTTTTGTATGCCAAATATGTGGAGTTTGGAACAAGAAAAATGGCACCTAGACTTTTTATGGGTAGAGCTGTTCGATCTGTCCAAAAAAGATTGGATAGGGATCTTAAGAATCTTCTTGTCTTGGCTCTACAGGCAAACTGATGAGCGATTCCAAGATCAGACAAATTGCAGAAGCCATCAAAACCAAAGTGGCTGTGAGTTATGCAGGGGAGACAAGCGGGCTGGATCTCTCTGGCAAAGTGGTGATCGGTGCAATCATTGAACCGCCTTATGTGCCGTTTGGCTGCGTTGTATTTCTGCAGAGCACTTCTGACTATGGGCAAACTCTTGGACGCTACAGAATAACCGCAAACTTCGAGGTATATGGGTTTGTGGGTGGTGGTGATGTTTCAGAGCGCACACTAAATGCGATGGATCTGGCCAGCGATATGATCAAGGCTTTGACGGCAGATCGCCAGCTGGGCATCCCTTCCATTGTTGATGACATAAAATGTGCATTTACCGCAGAAGATGGTGATCGATATGGTATAGAAGGAATAGGTATTTCTTATATACAAATAGAGGTCTTTTATCAGACTGATACGGGCTCATAATGACTTGGTATGATTCAAACTACAAACAACGCCAGCCAGTGGCGATAGATGCATTGTCGGGTGATGGCTCCCAGCAAAACAAAGACATCACGTTGACGATTCCCAAAGCTTGGGATGCATTCTGGGATAATATACGTGCAGATGCTGGTTTTCAAATGTTTGACGTTGTGCCCGTGGATGTAGATGGCAACCTTCTAAGCTTTGAACGGGCCGCCGGTGCGGATATAGCCACAAGAACACTGGTCATAAACATTGACAGCTACAGTGTAAAAACACAAGCCATTAATTTTATATACCTATACTATCAGAACCCAAATCAAAACAGTGATCCAAGCTCAAGCGTAACGATTTCGAGTGCCATCAATGCATATATAGATTTGTCACAGGCGGGCGGTTTTGTGGTGCGCCAGCCACTAAACAGGCCTGCCACAGCACAGCCATTGCAAAGTATTGTCAAGAGCAGTACGGATGTTATTGATGTCTATTTCTCTGTGGGTGGACTGTTTCGCTCTATGCTGGCTCCATTTGCAGAAAGAACAGATTTTGAAGGCATCGAACATGTGACTGTGCAGAGCCTGGATGCAAGTGGCACAGACTCGAGCTCGAGATATGAATTTGCTGATACGCGATTCATTTCTGGATTTGTCAAAGCAAGAGCCAAAGGTGGCACTGATGGTGTAGACTACGCTTTTATGATTACAGTAACAACAACCACAGGACAGGTTATAGACATACGATGTCTTGTGCAGGTCAGGGATCAGCTGCCCACATCTTAGGAGAATAGAGATGCCATTACAATTTGGAAGAACCGCATACATAGCATTGAACGAAGAGAGCTCTTATGGTACTGCCAATGGATCACCATTCGGCGTGAACAATCGTGTGTTTTCAGTGTCTATGGCACGCAGCCAAGAGCGAGAAAGAACGACGCATCTATCTCAATCCGGTGCTGCATTTGCAGTGAATACATTTGATGGATTCGAGATTGCTGGAGGAACAATAGAAACCCCATTGACGTACAAAGGGCTGGGATTGCTTTTAAAGGCTGCAATGGGCTCTGTGGCCACAACTGGATCAGGGCCCTACCTGCATACCTTTACACCATCGGCAACATTGCCCAGCTTGACGATTGCAGTACAAAGAGGCACCGGAACCAGCGAACAATTTGAAGGGTGTATGATCTCCACTATGACGCTTTCTTGCGAAGCTGGTGAGGAAGGGCGTGCAAGCTTTGAGATTATTGCAGAGACAGCATCTGCGCGTGGCAGTGCTCTTGGTGCTGGTGGCTTTGGAGATGGTGCACAGATATTTCATTTTCAGAGCTCTACACTCAGCTACAACAGCGTAACAACATACAAAATGCGTTCTATGGAATTGACTCTTGATAATAAGCTGGAGCGAGTTAATTATCTTGGCTCCAAACTCACGTCACAACCCCAGATATCCGATGTTCGAGAAGTGACGCTGACTGCCACATTTGATCTTGAGGATGACAATTTGTACAATGCACAGCTGGCCGGTACAGCATCAAATGTAGAGGTAACATTTACAAGCGGATCAGACAGTTTTAATATTTTGATACGCAATGCAGAGATCACAGAGTACAGTGACGATGTGAATTCATTCGGCAGAATCGAGCGTACAGCTACATTCTATGGACTATCCGATAGCTCAAATGAAGCCATTCGGATTGAGATGACCAATGACAATGCAAGTGGCGTGAGCAACTAACAATAAAAAGGAGGTTTGCGATGGGTGGAGACATTCTAAAGGAGATCGCAAATTCGGCAAAGTTTGAAATGACTATATTCAACGGTGTTTTGAAGATCGAAGGGCGTATATTGAGCCCATCAGAAGTGGAGGCAGCTGGCTTGGCTTCTGCTCTTCTGGCTTCTCAAGTGATCAAAGGCAAGAACCAAGCCGAGATCCAGAGGATGCAGGAAGCAGCACAAGCGGCACAGGATGGCGACACGCAAAACCTTGATGTGCTTCTGAGCCTGGCAAACTCGATCAATCCCAGAATGCTGGAAGAAATGAGCGTCAAAGAGGATCGGTTGATTATGAAATGCGTCAAGCGTTGCAGCAAAGATGGTTCCAAATGGGAGCCTTTGATTCTTGTGGACGCAATTGAGCAGCAAGACCCGTCCAGAAATAAGTTATGGGTGGGCATGCTTCTCGCTGAAGATCGCAAAGCCATTCTCGATCGTGCAATGAAAGGGCACAAGGAGGCTGGCGAACGCCTCAAGAGCTTTCTGTCAAGATGAGCAATTGGTCCATCTCTACGATATAATAGGGAGGACCTATGGTGTACTGCCCAGTGAAATCGCAAAGCTATCTTGGAGTGATTTGATGATGTGTTTCAAATGCGTATCAGCCAGATCAGATCGAGTAAAAGCGATTTTGAAAAAGGGCAAGCGTAAAAAAGATATGGTGTTTCCAAACATCTCACTTCTCGATTTGGCGGATATGATATGAGCAATACAGTTGAATACGATATACTGGTTGAGGTTTTGGGTGCAGTCAAGGATCTGAAAAAGCTACAAACCCAGACCAAGAAAACCAAAGAGAAATTTGACGATACCAAAAAGAGTGGCGTAGAGTTTGCGGGACAAGTGGGTGCAGCATTCACAGGCATTAAGGGTGCTGCCGATAGTGTGATTGGTGCAGTGCAAAAAGTGGCGGGTGCGTTCTTGGATGCGGCTGTGGCTTCGTTTGAGCTTTCAAGGTCTGTAGTAGACAACATCAACGATTTGAACGATCTATCTGCACGATCCAGTATCTCAGCACAAAACATCGAAGCACTTAAATTGGCGTTTGTTGCATCCGGCCAAAGTGCCGACAGTGCCAAAACAATACTGTCTCAATTTCCAAGAGTGCTGACACAAATGCAAACAAATGGCTCAAAGGCCAGCAAAGTGATGGAGCAGCTTGGTATTGCAGTCAAAGACAAAGCTACTGGTGCGCTGAGGTCTGGTAATGAGGTCTTTGCGGAGTCTATACGCAAGATTCAAGGGATACAAGACCAGACTCTAAAAGCGCAGACTGCCACAGCTCTGTTTGGCCGGTCTGCTGGGGATCTCTTACAAGCTTTGGCGGCTGGTGAGTTTGACGAATTCACAGACTCAATTGAGAGGTACGGGACAAAGGCAGGCCCAGAAGCCAGCAAACAGGCCGCAGAGTTTCAAAAAAGACTTGCATTGCTGGGTGTTCTTGCCGATCGATCCAAACAGGCGTTTGTGCAAAACACTGGAGCACTGGACTTTTTTATACAAGCGTTGAGGACTGCGCAACAAGGACTAGCCGGGCTCAATGCATTTTTACAGGTGGGCCAGAAAGGAGTTAGAGCTCTTGCCAAAGATGTGTTTAATTTTACGGTTCGATCGTTTGCGGCTTTGGGTAGTGTGGTTCTGGATCTGATAGGTGGGCCACTGCTCAATTTGATCCGCACAATAGACACACTCCAACAACAAATAACCGGTGTGAGTCTCTTTGAGGCAGCAATCCAAGAGATCAAAGAATTTACTGTGCAGCAATACAATCTCACAGAGGCTTTGGATGCGGGGCTGGCGGCGTTCAAAGCAGAAGGCGAGATTATAAACCAATCCACACAGGCCACAATCAACAGTACACAACAAAACATGCTGGCCGAACATCAGATCAAAGGGCTAACGAAGGCACTCACAGAGAAAGATACAGCCAACAAGAAGGACAATGACAGCACCAAAGACGCAGCCAAAGCAGAAAGAGAAAGAGCCAAAGCCATTGCGCAAACCATCGCGAGAATCGCCAAGCTTGGCAAAGAGCGTTTTGCCGCGTCACAAAAAGCGTTTTCCATACAGCAATCAGCAAATGAGGATCTGCTTTCTGATCTTGACAAAATCAACCAAAGAGAGAAAGAGAGGCTTGAGCAGCTTAAGCAGATCACACAGCAACAAAAAATATCCACAGAAGAAGCACAGAAAGCAGTCAAGGCCAGAGCGCAAAGAGAAAGAACGGCACTATCTCAAGCCCAGAGTACTGCACAGATCAGCAGCGTTGGCGGCCAAATCACTGGCGGTATCGGTGCACTTTCTGATCCAAGTGCATTGGTTACACTGATTGGATCGGCATTTGGGCCAGTGGGCATGGTGATCAGCGAGTCTATAGGTGCACTGGCCGCACTGGGTGAGAAAAGCCCGGAAGAGATACAACAAGAATTTGAAACATTTTTTAGGGCCGTGGTCAATGGTTTGCAGATACTTCCAGAGATACTGATCAAGGTGCTGCCTCCTATTCTATTCGAAGCGGTGTTTTTGATTGTCAGAGAAGTGATTGCATTGCCAGCAAGATTGGCTCTGGCAGTTGTGGAGGGTGTTGGTCAGATCGTAGATGGTATCAAAGACTTCTTTTCTGGTCGTGGGTTTCTCAGAGGGATTGGTGATGCACTGGGAGAAGCGATCGCATTTATATTCAGGCCAGTGACACAGGTAATCAACAGCATTGCGGAGTTCTTTGGTGGTGGTACACAGTCTTTTATGTCGGGCGGGCGGTTCTTGTCTGCTCAGGGCGGACTCAGATTTACTGGCCAGCAGCAAGGCCTAGCTTTATTACATTCCGGTGAAACAGTCGTGCCGAGATCGGGTCAGATGAGCAGCACAGTGGCCAGAGATGTGCAGCAACAAGCACCCATGGGTGGTGGTGTAACAATCAATATAAACAGTGCAGTCACAGAGCGATCTGCCATTGATTCTTTGGTGCGCAAAATAGAGGATCGATTCGGATCTTTCGGGCAAAGCACATCGCCACTGTTTGGAGGTCAATGATGGGAAATGCAAAATTTTGGTTTTACCCGGAGCCGGATGGACGGCACTTGGTTGAGATTGATATGGGTGAAGCTCTTGGTGAGCTTTCAAGCCGTTTCTTCCATGATGCTGTGGATGCAATCACGTACAGTGGCGGGATCTCCAGAAGTGTGGGGCGTGGTGGCGAGATCATCACAATCCAAAGAGATCGCATGCAACTGGGTGAAGAGCTCGCAAACAAATTCGATGCAATGCAAAACCATCTCGATCGTGGTTTCAGTGTGGCGTTCACTTCGGATAGTTCTAAAGCATGGGCGGCCAGCTGTCAGACATCCCCACAAGCGGGCTCTTTCAATCTCTTGCTCAAAAACAATCCGTTCGAAGCTTTGACAGGAACATCCACCACACCCACAGCAAACGACTATGTAGTTCTGGAGACTGGATCGCCAGCATACACAAGAGAAGTGGTAGAGGTATCAAGCGCAACATTGACCAGCGCCAGTGGTGGCAACATCACAACGCAAAACAGAATCAATTTTGATTACAATACAAGACAAACATTCGCCAGATATTACCGGTTTTGGCCTGTTCTGAAAAGAGCGCAAAACGAGGTAGGCCAAGCCATAATCACAAATGAAGGTGGTCGCCTTTGGTCGTTGAATATAACGCTTGTGCCAGACTATCAAGCTTTGTTTGCATTCTACAATGGCGAGTTCTACCAGCACACAAACTTTGCTTTGACTCCATCAAGCCCATCAAGCGGTGCGTTGCCCAGTAGCTCTGGACAGCAAAGTCTTGATCAAGTGGCTGCTGGTGCTGTGGCGGGGCAGGGTGCTGTAGAGGATGTTTTGTCAAATATCAATATGGGTGTGTTTAATGCTTTGAGAGGTGGATAGTGTCGTGGAGCCAACCATTCATCGATGCATTGTCCGCACCCAGCATCACGCCACTGTATAAAATCCGGTTCTGGAAACCATCCACAAACGCAGTGGGTGAGGATGTTACAATCTATTCCAACAAAGGTGCGCTGAGGATTGGCACTGCTGGCGTGAGAATCCAAGGCACTGCAGTCATTCCTTCGAGGTGGTCTGTCTCCTTTGGTGGCTTTGATGCAGAGCTTGTGGGTGATTTTAGGCCCTACAAAGATATGATTGTCAAAGGATCTCTTGCAATCGTTGAGTGCTCTTTCATGGGGTTGGCTCCATATCAGACAATTGCACTGGGCCAGCTGGATCAAATCTCTGGTGTACGTGGTGTCTATCGAGTGAGATTTAAAGATATATTGAGTGCGTTTCAAAGCCGGATTGACACAAGATACTCCACATCTTTGGAATACAACAAGCTGTTTTTTACAACGGCACTATTCTCACAGGTTACTAGCAATTGGAGCACTGGAACAACGACGCTAAACGTCAACAGTGCAGCAATCTATGAAAAGATGATATCGTTTTCTGGTGTGGTTTACTGTGTACCCAGCAGCGGAGATCCATTTTACATGAGATGGAGCAGCGCAGACACAACGGCAAACACACTAACACTGACAACGGGCAATGCATCACACCCATCCACAGCAAGCGCATCCAATCTCTCTATAGGTGACAAAGTTTACAATGCAGTGCGCATCACAGGCACGCCATACAGTCTGATCGCAAGGCTCATAACATCGACCGGAACAGGAACAAACGGGCCGTTTGATTCGATGCCAGCCAACTGGACTGTAGGCGCAGCAATACCGGCTGCAATGTATGACCAGTCAGATGCACAGGCAACAAGCGCATATCTCAAGCCATCCAGTGGTAACTTTTACAACTGGGATTTTGTATTCAATGCGCCACTATCGAACGGGATTCGATCGATACTGGATCAGCTGGCAAACGTAGGCCAGTGGCCAGTATTCCGGCAAGATTCTTTTTCATGGCGTGGTTGTACAGATC